AGATGCAGAGGAAGTGTTAGATAATTACAATAATACTAAAGGAAGATTTGGAATATCATAATGAGGCAAGCAGTAATTTTTAACGTAAGTGAATTAAATTTAATAGACTTTAATCAAGTCTTGGAAACTTCATCAACTACCGTAAGAAAATCAGTTGATGGTATAAAAACTTTTGTTAAATGGGAAGGATCTGCACCTTCATGTATTAGTTTATTAACGACAAAACAAGGACCTTATACAATTCCAGAGCTCTTGGAAATTTTAGACGGAGAAGATTGGACCGATAAGCCGGCTTATTTATATACAACGTAATGTTTGAAAAGGATAGCCTATAATTATATTAAATATATTATAAATAAAGAATATTATAATATAGAATATTAATATTAATATTATCTAGGTTATGTCAGTAGAAATCAAAAAATTTACTCCGGAAGAGCTAGCAAAGCTCAAAGAACTTCGTACTAAATACGATACAGTTTCTTATACGTTAGGTCAGCTTCGCATTGAACAAGAACTACTTAATGAGCAAGTTGCTCGATTAAAAGAAGCTGAAACTCAATTAATTACCGATTATAAGACTCTTCAAATTGAAGAAAAAGCTATTGCCGATGAAATTGTAAAAAAATACGGCAACGGAGAAATAAATATTGAAACAGGTGAGTTTACACCTTCTGTTTGAAGATTTTAATTCATATTTATTAGTAGGTAAAAATCATTAACAAATCCTTTAAAAACTAAATACAATGGCAGAGAAAATCGTTAGCCCTGGTGTATTTACCGAAGAAAAAGATTTGTCTTTCTTACCGCAAGGAATTGCTGCAATTGGAGCTGCATTTATTGGTCCGACTATTAAAGGGCCAGCATTTATTCCAACTTCAGTAACTTCATACGGCGAGTTTGCACAAACATTCGGTGATACCAACCCTAATTTATACTTACCTTACACCGCTAAGGAGTATTTAAACAATTCCGGACAATTAACAGTTGTTCGTGTTCTTCATGATGATGGATATAGTTTAGCTAATCCGGTAGCGTTAGTAGCTTCTGGATCTTTTGGCAGAAAGCATATTGCATTACTTCACCCTTCGCAGGTAGTTTCTGAAACAACTGCGTTTTACGATGGAACCACTAATTTATTTCATCAATCGGCTTTATCAAGCAACGAATCAGGTTCGTTTGTCGTAAAAATTTCTGGATCATTTACAGTAGATACAGCTGCGTTCCCTAACGCCAAAGGACCTTCAAGTGCTATTTATAGCGCTTCATTGTCTAGCTTAAGCTCTAACTATTTATCTAAAGTATTCAGTAAGCAAGCTAATGTATCTTCAGCTCCTGCTTATTTATATACTTTCTTTAGTATTGCTGCTTCTGCTTCGTTAGCTGCAGACCCTGCTTGTATATTAGAACTTCAATCTGGTTCATTTGACTTCTCTGATGCTTATTTAGAAGCTCAAACACCATGGATCATTTCTCAGACAGTAAATAACGTAAGTCAAAACTTATTCAAATTCCATACTCATGCAGATGGTATAAATAGCAATTACGAAGTTAAAATAGCTATTTCTAATATTAAGCCTGCAGGAACAGTTGCTGGATCTGAGTATGGTTCATTTACTGTAACAATTCGTGCTGTTGATCAAACTAAATTAAACGCAGTAGGTTCTCCATTTACCACTACAGATTCAGACGTTCGTCCTAACATCTTAGAAGTATTTGATAATGTTAATTTAGATCCAAACTCTACTCGTTACATTTCTAGAGTAATTGGCGACCGTTATCAAATTTTCTCAAACGGAAAAGTTGTAAATTACGGAGACTATCCTAATAAATCTAAATATGTATACGTTGAAGTAGACGATAACGTAGGTAAAGGTGTTTATTCTGTAGAGTTAGTTCCTTTTGGATTTGCTGCTTTATTAAATCCGGTACCGACAGCTTTCGGAAGTGTACCTGCTGCTAGCTACGTAGCTACTCAGACAGTTAACGGAACTTACAATAAGCGTAAGCATTTTGGATTTGATTACGATTTCGCTTTAACAGATAACATTAACTATTTAAAGCCAACTCCTAAGACTAATGCAACTACAGGATCTAACGTTAATTTCTTATTAACAAACTTCAATCAAGAAAACGGAGCTTCTTTCCCTTCAGCTGCTTCTCCTTACACCGGTTCTATCGACTTAACAGACAATACTTCAATTGAGTCTCGTAAGTTTATTGTTCCATTACAAGGTGGTGCTGATGGAATTCAGCCTAATCGTAGAATTTTAGTTGGCGGCGATATCGTTGCAACAAATACTCAAGGATATGATTTAGCTAGCAATACTGCTAAAGATTATTCAGTGTATAAAAATGCTATAGATGCTGTTTCTAATCCTGATGAAATTGACATTAACATGTTGGTAATGCCAGGTGTTATTCAGCAATATCATTCAGCTGTTGTAGACTACGCTGCTAATATGTGTTTAGATCGTGGAGATACTTTCTTTGTATTTGACGCTGCTGGTTTAACTGCAAACATTGCAACTGTTACCGGTGAAGTTTCAGCTTTTGATAATAACTACGCTGCTACTTACTATCCTTGGGTTAAAATTCTTGATGCTGGAATTAATAAGCCAGTATGGGTACCGCCAAGTGTTGTTATTCCTGGTGTTCTTGCATTTAACGACAGAGTAGCTGCTGAATGGTACGCACCTGCTGGTTTAAATCGTGGAGGTTTAACTTCAGTACTCGATGCTTATACTCGTTTAACTCACGCAGAAAGAGATGAATTGTATGAAGGTCGTGTAAACCCAATTGCTACATTCCCTGGAGTAGGAGTTTGTGTATGGGGTCAGAAAACACTTCAAGCAAAACCTTCAGCTTTAGATCGTATCAACGTACGTCGTCTATTAATTGCACTTAAGAAGTATATTGCATCTGCAACTAAATACTTAGTATTTGAAAACAATACAGCTCAAACTCGTAATAGATTCTTGAATATTGTTAACCCTTATTTAGAGTCAGTTCAACAACGTCAAGGTTTATATGCTTTCCGAGTTGTAATGGATGAAACAAATAACACGCCAGACATTATCGACCGTAACATTATGTATGGTCAGATATTCTTGCAGCCTGCTAAGACCGCTGAATTCATTATTATTGATTTCAACATCTTACCTACCGGAGCTGCCTTCCCTGGTGCTTAATTAATGTAAATGTAAAAGGGGCTAGAAATAGTCCCTTTTCTTTTGTTTTTGTGATACTATATATTTATTTATATAAAAGTAAAACATGAGTACTAAGACACTATCTATATTACGATCGTTGGTTAACGAAGAAGTACGTAAAGCTCTGGCCGAAGGAAAAATAGATATTGGAGCTAAAGTAAAAGTAACTTCTCCAGAATTATCTGACTATAATAAAATAGGAATTGTGCAAGATGAAGCACCTTCAGGAAAATTTTACATGGTTAAAATGAAAGCTGGATTAGCTTATTTTCACGAAGCTGACTTAAAAGTCGTAGGTTAATGTTTTTACAAAAGATCGATATTTATTTATAAAAGAAACCATATTTAAACTATATATACAATGGCAGAATTATTAGACCCAACCGAAATAATGTTTACAGCGTTTGAACCAAAAGTTGCAAACCGATTCATTATGTATGTCGAAGGTATTCCTTCTTATTTAATTAAGGCAGCTGGTCGCCCTGGAATTACTTTCGGTGACGTTGTGCTTGATCATATTAACATTGAAAGAAAACTTAAAGGTAAAGGTCGTTGGAATGATGTAACGATCACTCTTTATGATCCAGTAGTACCTTCAGCAGCTCAAGCTGTAATGGAGTGGGTTCGTTTATCTCACGAATCAGTAACCGGTCGTGATGGGTATTCTGACTTCTATAAGAAAGACATTACTTTTAATACTTTAGGACCTGTAGGCGATAAAGTTGAAGAGTGGACTTTAAAAGGAGCTTATATCGGAGACGCTGCTTTTGGTGATATGGATTGGAGTACAGAAGATGCAGTTAACATTACATTAACTTTGAAATACGATTACGCTATCCTTCAATTCTAATATTAGATATGATATATTAAGAGGCCATAGAAATATGGCCTTTTTTCATGATTAGATATTTATAATAAAATGAAACCAAAAGAGCTTAAAAAAATAATTCAAGAAGAAATTCAAGCAGTTCTTTCTGAAGCTGATATAATTCCTACAGGGCCCGACGGTAAAAAAATTGAAGACCCCGCAGTAATTAAAAATTTAAACATGGCTCTTAAAGCTGTTAGCACTTCCATACGTCCGAAATTAATTCAAATGATTGAAGACCCTGCAGCAGCAAAAGAATTAAAATCAACAGCTCAAAAAGCAGCTGTATTAGGGGCTATTGCGATTGCATTTGGAATTACAGAATCAGACTTTACTCAAGTTATTTCTAAAATTAAAGCAGTACTTCCTAAATAAATGATCAAACTTAAACCTATAGCAGAACAAGCACTTCTTAAAGAAGCCGATGAATCTCCTACATGGGGAGAAGTTAAGCAAGCTTTTGAAGCTATGGTAGGTAAGAAAAATAAACAAGAAGTAGCGGCATCTCTTAAAAAATTAGGAAAATTCGGATTATCACTTATTCCAGGCGTTGATTTGCTATCTAAAGGATTGGAAGCATACGATAGTATAGCTGATATGAAAGACGTAGCCGGCGCAATGTTATCATTAGGTAAGACAATATCTAACGACGAACTTAAAAACCCAAAATCTTCAGAATTTAAAAATTTAACTGCTCCGTTTTGGGACGCTATTCGTTTAGATCCTGAAGTGTCAATTGTATTAGACGATAAAATAGAAAAACAGTTTATTGATCAAATAATTTTACCAAATTTGAAAAAAGGAGGTAATGATTCTGAAAAAATACCTAATATGAATTATGAATTAGGTAAATGGCTAAATAAGCAAGGATTAGATAAAGCAGACATCTTTTTTAAAGGCAAAACAGGAGACCTTTAAAATTTACTAAGTATATATTTATATTAAACCGATTTATTAGTTATGGCAACAGTTAACGACAACTACCCTAAAAAAGATTTTGAAATGTCAGACGAGCAAATTAAACAGCTCGCAATTCAAAATATGCAACGCCAAGAGATTCGAAACTCTGGCTTTCCAACAGAAGTAATTTCTCTACCTTCTAAAGGATTAGTATATCCTGAAGGCAGTCCGTTAAGAGACGGTAAAATTGAAATGAAATATATGACTGCACGAGAAGAAGATATTCTTACTTCAACTAATTTAATTAAGCAAGGTGTTGTAATAGATAAGTTAATGCAGTCAATGATTGTATCTCCGGTTAATTACAATGATTTAGTTATTGGAGACAAAAATGCTATAATGGTCGCAGCTCGTATTTTAGGATATGGTAAAGAATACCCGATAGAAATTACTTGCCCGAATTGTTCACACAAAAATAAAACAGTAGTTGATTTAACAACACTTCCAGAAGTAAATATTGCAGACTCGGCTCATATGCCAAATCCTGGAATATTTGAATTTACACTTCCACAATCAAAACGAGTAATTCATTTTAGATTGCTAACTACCGGAATTGATAAACAAGTCTCAAAAGAATTAGAAGCTTATAAAAAATCAAATAAAAACGGAATAGACAGTGAATTAACTACTAGATTAAAATCTATTATTGTGTCTGTCGACGGAAATTCAGATAAAAAATATATATCTAATTTTGTCGACAATGAATTATTTGCAATGGATTCCAGAGCATTTCGTTCATATATGAAGCAAGTATCCCCAGACGTTAAATTTGAATTTGCATTTAATTGTACTGAATTCGGCCACGAAGAGGAGGCGTTAGGCTTTACAATTGATGCTACCTTTTTTTGGCCTAAGATCTGATTATAAGCCAGCAATGCACGCTCAATTATTTGAGATGGTGTATTATGGAAAAGGATTTACTTGGACCG